TAAAGGAACTTAAAAAGTCTGGTGCATTGATTGAACGGTCTCATAAATGGTTAGATAGGACTGATGCACATTGGCATGAGCAGGATTCATATTGGCAATTCCCTAGTGGGGCGAAACTTGAATTTGGGTACTTATCAAACTCTGCTGACCTAGACCAGTATGATTCAGCCGAATATCACTTTATGGGGTATGATGAACTAACATCATTTACAGAATACCTATATGTAACTGCTAGTGGACGAATAAGAAAGAATGAAGGCGACCCAATACCATTAAGACTACGAGGAGCATCGAATCCTGGTAAGATAGGACATAAATGGGTTAAAGATAGATTTATAAAAGGTCCTTACAAATTTATACCATCGACATATAAGCAGAATAAGTATATAAACCAAGAAGCATACGAAAGAACATTATTAAAGCTCCCATACGTCCAGAGAAAGCAAAAGATGGATGGAGATTGGGATATAGGGTCAGAGGGTGGATTATATAACCGTTTATGGTTTAAACTCGTGGATGCAGTAAGTTATGATGACATAGAAAAAGTAGTAAGGTATTGGGATTTCGCAGCAACAGAGTTTACAGGAGACAACGACCCTGATTGGACTGTAGGATGTCTTGGAATTAAATATAGTAATCAGAGAATGCTTGTAGCGGATGTTAAACGTGTTAGATGGTCGCCATTTAAAGTAGACGAATTATTAACGAGAACAACCAGAGATGACTATAATCTATTTAAAAACAAATTAGGGATACCATACGATGTATGGTTGGAACAAGAGGGTGGAGCAGGCAGTAAACGTGATAATAATGCTATTATACGTATGCTTAGTGGTTATCCAGTTCATTCGGACCCTGTACGTAAAAGCAAGGAAGACAGAGCATCTAATAGTAGTTCCTATGCAGAGGCAGGGAATGTCGATGTACTAGACACAGGATGGACTAATGAGTTCCTAGAAGAGTTAGACTTCTTCCCAGACAATACAGAACATGATGACCAAGTAGATGGATTTAGCGGTGCTTTTAATAAACTATTCCCAGTAGTAGGCAATGCTACACCAAAGATTAAGATTATACAGATGTAAGAGGCAGTATTCAAAACGGATCTGCTAAGGAAAAATAAAAAGAGGTCGATTTGGATATGGCGAACTATAGTGGGGATGTTAGATGTAATGGTACTGATATAATTGTAGATAATGATACACAGACATCATTCGGGTCTACTATAGTAAACAAACCATTTAAGAAGGTTAATGGTTTATCTCATCGTAAATACATTGAAATGACAAACAAGAGGTACAATAATGGTGTTTGAACGAATAACGAAAGCGGTGTCCTCGGTTAATCCATTCAACCGTAATCCAGTACGTAAACCCGGTGGGATGCTAGATTTATTCCCATTTATAATAGGGGCAGCACAAGCAAGTAAAGCCAGTTCTATGGGATGGCAGACCTACTATGCGGCAATGGACCAAGAATGGGTGTCTAGTTGTATATCGGCAATCATAACAGAGATATTAGGGGCAAACTTCGATGTAATAACCGAAGATGGCACAACGCCAAACACACAGAACGAACTCTATTTAAACGACCTATTCCAATGGCCAGAGGGACACGACAGCAATGAGACCTATACAAGCTTTATGTGGAAGTGTTGGAGTAGTTTACTCGGTACCGGTGATTGTTTTGTAGAAGTATGCGAGAATGCTGCGATGAGCGGTGTACCAGCCGGATTCTACTTTATAGCACCACATAAGATGGCATGGCATACCGATACCCAACAATGGGGATATGCAGGGTCAGATGTTGTATTTGACGATAGAGAACTAATACATGTTAAATTACCAAACCCTTGGAACGATACATGGGGAAAGAGTCCAATAGACAGTGTATCAAGGTCATTAACCCTAGATTTATTAGCATGGCAATTTAACCGAGACTTTTTTAAATCTGGTATGCATCCACGTGGAATCTTCGAGTATGACCCAACAGTTGTCGGTGAGGATGCCTTTGACCGTAACACCGAGAAATTAAGAGTTACAATGCAAGATAACCCTAGAGGTAACGTATTCTTGTACGGTGGGCATTATCAAGATATACAAACAACCAATAAGGATATGGAGTTCTCTGCCTTAACAGACAAGGTACGAGACCGTATATTATCTGTATATGGAGTACCACCACAGAAAGTGGGAATCTATACACAGCAGACCCTCGGTGCCGACCAAGACAGCGGAGCAGATAAGAACTTCTGGAAGAAACGTGCAGGTGAGATTAAACTCTTTGAGGATGCGTTTAATAACGTTATAGGCAAAGACAGCGGTTGGTTAGAAGAATATAGCATACCACCAGTAGACATCGAGGATAAGTTCAGACGTGCTCAAACAGAGGATATACTCATAAAGAACGATACATTAGTACCGAATGAGGTAAGAGAAGGATATGGCAGAGACCCACTACCATACGGAGACACACCATACACTACATTGTTTGGTGGCGGTTCAGCACCACCGAATCCAACAGCAGCAGGCATTCAACGTTGGTTACAGGAAAAGAATATATTAAGAGCAAAATTATAGGTGATAAAAGATGGGTGAAAGAGATTGGTACCAAAGCAATTACGGCCGTATTACAGTCGATTCTAAGTATAAAGTAGAGAGACAACCACGATATGCCGATATATGGTTGCTAGGACTACAAGGAAGACTTAATAGGATATTTGCAGAGGCAGAGCAGGAAAGAATTGATAACAAATGGATTAACCGACTTAAACGGCGGATGGGATTATGATAAATCCAGATACCAGAAACGTTGTAATCATGATGATACCGCAGAGGATGGTTGAAATCAAATGTCCAGACTGTATAGGTACCGGATACTTTATGGGACATCCCTGCCCACTGTGTGAGGGCAGAGGATTCATAATAGCAAAGATAGACAATGAACACTATCAGGAACCCTTTGATATTGGGATTGAAGAGGGGAAAGACGATGATTGACCATGATAGGTTCATAGAGAAGATATTTGAACGATTAGGACCGCAATATTATCAATCCCATGAAAACCTTTTAATGATAGTGGTTGAGGACATTGTATTAGACGAAAAACGCTTTACAAACAACCTAATCCAGCAACATAGTGGTTACTGTATGCAATGCGGTCAATGCTGTGAATGGCAGGAGTGTACCGAGTTAGAAGATGGTAAATGTGGATTATATAAAGAAAGACCAACCGTATGCGTTCAATATCCACAATGGAATACAGGCGATGGTCGAATGGGGATTGTACCGGATACTGAATGTAATTATGCTATTTCAATAGTGGTAAGCGAAGTTCGGAAAGAAGTACAAAAAGTTGTAGACTTATCTAGATTAGATGGCGAAGAAAAATCCAAGAAACCAAAGACCCCCATTTAAATCGAAGTAATGGTTAATTTGAATGGACTAAAAAAAATTGGTATAATCTAATGAACTCTCAAAGTGGTTTAAAGCATACCCAGAAATGTAGCGTTCACCCTACAAAATCTCTCGGACCTAACGAGATCGTAATTGATAAAACGTTTCTCAACCTTTTGTTAGAGGATACCATCGTTCCCCATGTCCAATTAGAACAGATGATGAAGGACAATCAAGGAATGCAGAATCTAGATAGTGTAGTACCAGATTTATCGAATTTAGGGGATAACTACAAAAATGCTATACAAGAGATTGCTGATAAGCATATAAACATTACAACCCAAGCAGTAGAGGAAGCAGGAAAGGCAGGCAAGGATAGATACGATTTTGTTCAAGCATTAGAGCCAGAATACGATAACATACTAGCAAAAGGCGGGCAAGGTGTTGATGGACTAATAGCAGATGTATATACAGCAGGAAAGGATGCCGGATTTAAAGGCACCGATATAGACAAATTCTTTAGTCCAGCAGACTTCCAAGCATTAGATTTCACTAGAGAATACAATTTTGGTTTAATAAAGAACATGACGGATGATTTACGTCGTTCTATAGGTGATGAAGTCTTCGCAGCTAAAATGCGTGGAGATGACATGCCTACACTAGCAAAGGCCATAGCAGACCTCGGTATAAATCCAATTCAAGCCGGTGGCCGAATGCTATCCGTTCCGGAGCGTAGCATGCTAATAGCACGTACAGAGACTGCTAGAGCATCAATGCAGGGCAACATGATAGCATTACAACAGCAGGGTGTTGTATCCTTTGATTGGATGGATAGTGGTAATGAGAACGAATGTGGCGATTGTGAGGATAATGCGGCAGGTTCACCGTATACAGCAGAGAATCTGCCGGATTACCCTGCACATCCGGAATGTTGCTGTAACATCGTACCGAGTAGTGTAATGGGGCAACAGGCACAAGACGGACCTGTTGGAAGTGATAATGGACCTACAGACCCGGGTACCATTTTAAATCTAGTTTCTGGGTCAATGAATACAGTTAGTGGAAGTGCAACAGAAGATGCTGGTATGGACCCGAAAGACTTATCAGATGATGCAATAGCATCCAATACTCCAAAAGAGAATAAAGAACTAATGGATAGAGCAGAAGAGGCATTAAAGAACCCAGGGAGAAGTGTAGGCGATGATATACCAATAGTAGATAAGATTACAGGAACCTCTGATGCTGGAATAAACGCACCAGTATTCTTTAAAGAAGATAATGGTCAAGAATGGGTTGCCAAAACGGTATCTCCATACGAAGGTAAGTATGAATGGGCTGGAAAGGCCATATCAGATGAAATAGGATTATCAACACCTGATGAGATGAATATAGCATCATTAAACACTATAGAAGATGTAGACCCCAAATTAGCAGATAAACTAGTAGTAGAATCATCAGAAAATACAGATGTACTCTTTACAAGTAAAATACCCAATGCAGAAAACTTTATAGACAAAATGGGATTTCTACGACCCGGCTTAAAATATGGTAACTATGATGATATAAAAGCAATTCCAAGTCAAATAAAAGAGGGAATGCAAAAAGCATGGCTTAAAGATGTTCTCATCCAAAACGCAGATGGACACCTCGGTAACTATATGGTTCAAGGTGATAACGATGCTTTTATGGAATTATTTAATATAGATGACAGTCGGTCAGGACCGGAAT